CCTCGGAAAGATTGAAGCTTTTCTTTTTCGGGTCCCGGTGATCGAAGTCTAGAACTACGATGTCTTTCTCGCCGCAATCCATGCAGCATGATTGCTGAAGCAGATCGATAAAGAACTGTCGCGTGCGTTCCTTCACGTCTTTCCGTCGCTCTTTCGTCTTCTGAAGAACTGAGGGGTCGGTCTGGTATTTTTGCGTGTTGTATGAGTTGAGACAGGCCTTGCACCAAGAGTTTGGGCGCTTGCGTCCGCTGGTGACGGACTGGCTAAATTCACAGAGTGGTTTCAACTTCTGGCACTGAGTGCAAGTTTTTCCGCCGGCGTATCTGTTAGGATCGGCAAATCTTCCCGTCGATTTGCAAGACCGTGAACAGAACCGGCCGTTGCCTCGATTGACGTATTTTCGCTCTACCATGAACGGGGCAGAGCAGGTTTCGCACATTTTCTGGATTTTCATGTTTTAAGTCTACTACAATCACCAATCGGGGCAAGCACAAGGGTGCAATCGATCCTTGCAAGATTGATGCGCGCGGGGCGGTACCGCGTTGCTCCACCAAGTTGTTTCCGGCAGGCGAGCAAGGTGCACGCGGGCGTCTGTTAAACGCAGTTAAGGGAGGTTCGATTCCTCCGCCGGGAGCCAAATACGGAGCCGTCGTCTACTGGCTAGGATGCTGGATTCTCAATCCGGCGAAGCGGGATCGATACCCGCCGGCTCTGCCAATACGCCCACGTAGTCGACCGGCGCTACGAACGTCGGACACGTAACTGGAACTGAAAATAGGTGTTCGAATCACCTCGTGGGCTCCAACTGGGTAAAAGATTGCGGAAGTCGGTGAGCTTCGGAAGCTCGCAGTGGAGGTTCAACTCCTCCTACCCAGACCATTTTGCGGATATCAAGGCGAGAAGCCTGGCTCTGACCCGGGTGGTGTTGGGGTTCGATTCCTCCGTCCGCAGCCAAATGACGTCGTGTCCGAGCGGTTAGGTGCGCGCCTGCAAAGCGTTGCTACAGGTGTTCGAATCACCTCGACGTCTCCATGCCCCGGTAGTCGGTCCGATCTTCTAAATCGGGAGCCGTAGTGGAACTGAAATCGCGTGTTCGAATCACGCTCGGGGTGCCAATTCGGCCGCGTATCGTTCCGATCTCCTAAATCGGGTGACGTAACTGGAAATGGGCGTTCGAGTCGTCCCGCGGTCACCATGGAAGGTCAACCGGCGAGGCGCCGGCACTCCCTGCTAAGGATGTGGCGCCGGCAACGGCGTGGTGATCGTGTCTCCGGCCTTCCGCCAATCTGCGGGTATAGTTCAGTGGTAGAACCTCGGTCTTCCAAACCGTTGGTCGGGGTTTCGATTACCCCTGCCCGCTCCAATTGCTGCGTTCGTCTACTGGCTAGGATATGCCGCCTTTCAAGCGGAAGAAGCGGGATCGAAACCCGCACGCAGCTCCAATCTGACGCGGCTGGTCTGGGACCCGATGGGCCTTTGAAGCCCAGAGAGTTCGGTTCGATCCCGAAAGCCGCTGCCAATAACGCTCTGCCTTCGGCTAAGGAGATCCCTCTCATAAGGGGATTAAGGTGGATCGTCCCCACCCTGAGCGACCATGCTGGGTTAGGTTAACGGCAAACCGCTGGGTTGTGGACCCGGAGTCACAGGATCGACACCTGTACCCAGTGCCAATTTGCGAGCTAAGTGTTGCGGTAGCATGCCGGTCTCCAAAACCGTGTGGAGCAGGTTCGACCCCTGCAGCTCGTGCCATTTATCCCTTCACTCGATGCCAACTTGGCGCCAAGATCCGCGATGGAAAACCTCCATGCAGAGCCAAATAGGCGACGCAGGCGTGACAGGCGCGATCAGCCAAGAACTCGGCTTCTTCGGTGCGCCCGTCGCGGAAGCACTCGCCGATGCTGTTGGGGGTGGAGCAGTTTTCGCACTTGTTGCTCTTGCACATGAACTGGAGCGCGCGCTCCATGCGTCCGACCTTGGCAAGTATCGTATCGCTCATCGTATTCTCCAGCCGCCCCGAGCCCAGCTCGCGGGCGGTTTTTTTATGCGCCGTTGCTGCTCAAGAGCGCGGTAGCACAAAGAGGATTCCCGCAACCACCGCCCAGCCGACGATCGTTGTGACGGGCCACGTCCACGGCGGGCAGCCGTCGCCATACCACCGATCTAGAAAATCCCGCATTGTCTACCTCGTCTGATGTATCTTTTTGGCCAGCGCCCCATTCAGAACTTGGATGATCGCGGTCGTCTCCTTCGCTGCATCCGACGTCTGGTAGGCCTGATCGGTGCCGCGGGAATTGTGGTGCCGCAGGAGTGAATTGCGGATCTGCTCTACGGCACGACGGCGAACCCGGATGATCTCGTCTGGGGAAGGATCGTCTTCTGGTTCGCGCTCCTGAGCGGGCTTTGCTGCCGGTTTTTGAGCTGGCAGGGGGTCGAACACATTGGCCAGCACCGCACTGATAAAAATGAGCAGGCAGAACGTGACAAAATCCAGCAGTCCTCCCACCCATGCCAGTAGCATGAGGGCGAGGACTGTCAGGCGAATGATCTGGCGGAGCCTCATGATCCTGCCGGACCTCGACCCCAGTCGACCGCCGGCATCTCAATAGACCCGCCAATGGCCAGCGGAGGCACGGGGGTGGCCTTTGGCTCAATCTTGGTCTTGGGGCCCAGCTTTGGCGCAAATCGCTGTATGGCCTCCCTATCGGCGTCTGAGAGGTCCTCCCCGGTATCGCTGGAGACACTGGCCTGCAGTTGCTCCTCGGTATCTTCCGGCTCGATACCGGCGGCGATGGATGCCTTCACGGCGCCGGCAATGGTGTCGTTGATCGCCAGCAGCCGGCCGAGGAGGGTGTTGGAGATTGACTGGAACCGGATGCGCTCGACCTCGGACCTATTGAGATGCTCGCGCAGCATTCCGACCTCGGCTAGGAGCGCGTTGTTGCTGGTAATCAGATCGGTGACCTCGCCCAGAGCGATGTCTCGATCCCGCTCCATCTCGTGATAGCTGTCATAGGCCTTCTGCAGTGGGTTGCGCTCCTCCACCGCGAACTGGGTCTTGGCTGCGATCTCGCGAGTGATGGCGTCATTCCGGGCGATTCGGCTCATAGTCTTTCCTCTCGTGGTTTCCACTGGTACTCGGTCATGTCGGCACCGGCGTAGGGCTTCAGGTAAAACTTGCGTGGCCGCAGCCGCGGTGGCTTCGGCGGCGCCGGGGTTCGCAACGTCTTCACCACTGGCTTTCGCCAGATCAGCGGTGACGGTTTTTTCTGACCACGGCCGAGATAGAAAATGATGGTGGTGTGATCGTGGTTGAGGATGGAGCCGATGCGCTGCGAGCTGTAGCCGCGCTGATCGAGGCGCTTGGCGACTTCGATGCGTGCCCGGAAGACCTTGTTGGCTCGGCATGGGTTGACGATCTTGCGAGGATCTATCCCGTGTAGCGCTGCGATCTCGTCAATGATCGCGCGCGCCTGCGGCGTCATCGAGCGGCTTCTTTCCATGGCTGCTTTCCTTGTACACATACGGCTATGATGCCCCGGAACATGAGATCCTTGATCTCGTTGCATTGCTTTTCGGTGAAGGGCCCGACGAAGGTGAGGCTGGTGGTGAACACGATCATCAGAAACCACTCGGTCATGTGATCTTCTCCAGTGCTTCGTCGCGGGCCTTCACCAGCCTGCCCATGTCGGCGCTACCGCCGGTGTCTGAATGGCCTGACATAGCCCTGCTGTGGAAGGCATTCCTGATGGTGGCCCGGCTGATGTTCGCGCGCGGGATGTGGGACAGGCCCAGAATTTTCCAGCAATCATCTGGCGGCGGCAGTGCCGCGAATCCATCGAATGCCCGATCCATCATGGTGGCACCGCCGTGGCGCTCCACCTGGCGCAGGCCCTCGATAGCCATCGTCAACGAGCGCATGTTGCCGATGATGGTGTCGAAGCGGTCCTGCGCCATCACCATGGCCCTCTTGTTGCGCACGAAATAGACGGCGACACCGGGGTCAGTTATGCGCCGCTCCTGCGCATAAGGGATGCCGTCATTGCGCAGCGGTTGGTTCGTGGAGACGATGATGCTGATCCCGCTGGCGCCGATGCGCTTCAGCTCCTCTTGCAGGCCACGATAGACACGGTCCCACCGATAGGTAGGACCTTCGAATCGGCGGTCACTGTCCCGCGTGCCACGGTGGCGCGGCCAGCCGGGCGGCCACGCGAGGGGATAGGATTCGGTCATTTGCCATCCTCGTTGGCGTCGCCGATGAAGTCCTGCTGCTCGCGGATCACTTGATCCGCGTAGGCATTCCCCTGTGGGCGACGCGCAGGCTTTGGCTTTCCCTTGTCGTAGGGGTCCTTGAATGCCGGCATCTCACCGGCGTCGCGGAGCCGGCGCAGGATCTCCAGCGCGCTCCGGGCATCGGCGAGCGCGGAGTGGGAATCCGGCTGCTCGATGCCGAAGAAGGCGCAGGCCTCGGACAGCTTCGGGATCTTGAAGCCCTTCCCGTTCGCGGCCGGGATGCCGACGATGTCTCTGGAGCCCCACATCGTGCAGATGTTTCGCGTCTGCATGAAGCGATCCGGGAGCCCAGCAAAGCGCAGTTCGGCCCGCATCAGCTTCATGTCGAATGAGCAGTTGTGGCCGACCACGATGCGGCGCTCGTCGATGGCGCTGCCGTATTCACGCAGGATCTCGCGAATGTCGACGCCTTCCGCCTCCAGCTTTTCCTGCGTGAGGCCGTTGACCTTGGCGGCCTCACCTTCGTTGTCGAGTGTCCACCCGTTCGGCTTGATCAGGTGCTCGACCTCGCGATCGGTGGTGAGGTCCCCGTTAACGAAGATCAGGCCGACCTGACAAACGCGGGGCTGGCCGGCGGCGTCGGCGGGTTTTTTGAAGTCCATGAGACCGCTGGTCTCGGTGTCCAAAACTATATAATTCATGGCTATGCTGCCTTTCCGGCGTTGGATTCCAATCTCTTTCGGGTGACCTCGATAAGCTCGGCGATGGTGTCGAGCACGTCGACCTTCGATCGCTGAAACTCCTCCTTGTTCATCGCCTTCATAGACTGCGACTTCGCAGTGTATTTCTTGATGATATTCTCGCGCACCACGATGATGGTGCCTTCTGAGTTGCCCATGAAGCTGGCGATGATTGCGGCCTGCTCTGGGGTATCGCACGCGATCGAGTTCTCGATGCAGTACCCGGAGCGGATCAGTGCCCAGTACCGTAGCGATTTCGGCGTCGGGAAGCGCTCCTCGGCGTTGGGCAGATTATCCCATGCGGTCTGGATGCAAGCGAAATAGTGGCTGTGGCTGGCGTGTCGTGACAATAGACCGTAATCGAGTTGCCGTCCGGCACGAACACGCCGTCGCGCCACACGAAGCGGAAACGTCGCGGGGGCTGGGTCATTAGGACATGCTCCTGATCTTCTCCACCATCTGCCGCAGCTCGATGTTGAAGTCTGCGACGGCGCCGGCAATGGTACGAATATATCCCTCGTCCCTGTGGATTCTCTCCACAAACAGCGGCATCTTTGGGCAATAGATCGCGATGTCGATCCACTCTCGCTCGGTGACCCATAGGGTGCCTTGGCACTGGGCCTTGTGCTCCGGCGGGTAGTCGCCGCGCATCATGATTTTGATCAGTAGTCGCGCCATGGTGCTCTTGACCTCCAGCGCCCCTTTCTCGCCGATCAGAGAATCGGGGCTGCAACCCTTGCCACCGTTCCGGACAAAACCCACCCGAGTGAGATCTTCATCCCTCTCGAACGAATACAGGCGTCTTGCCTCATCCTCCTGCTCCTTGCCCCGCTCCATGAACTGGTTGCTGTAGCTCTCGGTGGGGTTGCCGGTGATGATCTCACCGGCAAGATCGTACATGTAGTCGAGCCGAGTTTTACTCTCGCCCCCTCCGCGTCCGGAGGCCATGACGGTGGAGAACTTGGACGCGGTAGGGATTCCGAGGCGCGCCTGAAACCACTCAGGCGAGCCCTGTTCGCAATCGATGATCTCGATCTTGCTCACTTACGATCTCCCGGGAAATCCGATTCCTTCTCGCGCTTCTTCGCGTCGGCCAGTGCTTGGGCCTTCTGCTTAGCGAGAAGCTTGCGGTCCAGTTGTGCCTTGGCCTCGTCGAACCGCGACGCTGGGATATTGGCCATGCTGTCTACCTTCAGCAGGCTGCAGAATTTGACCTTGTCGGCACCAGCGGTATCAGCCAGCTCGATCAGGAATTTGAGTTGAGCGGGATTTACCGGCTCAAGTCCGGCCGCAGCGTTGCCGTCGTCATCTGCTGGCCGCCCCGGATCGCCGATGGTGACGTGGAAGATCATCAGCAGCAGGTACCGCTTGCCATAGGACAGCGCGGAGCCGCCAGCATGGGTCTTGGTCATGACGTCGTTGCCCTTCGGTCCCTTGGTGTCGACGGCGACGTCGTACTGGTACTCGCGGGTGAACAGACCACGCTCGACATAGGCGAGCACCCGGGTGTGATTCGGGAGTGGGCAGTCAGCGGTGTTGAAGCTGACGGACAGGCCGTGCTTCGAGTAGATCGGCCGCAGCGCCTTATCGACCTTGTACAGCGTGGCGTATTTGCTGTGCGTCTGGTCGTTGGCGGCGTCGGCCTCGATCGGTCGCATCTCGGACTGAGCCGCATGCAGCGCCATCTTGAAGTTGTCCTCGGCGTCCTCCAACCGCATCTGCCGGCGCAGTTCGGTCAACTCCTTCATCTTGGCGATGTTGATGCGCGGATCGGCCGCGGCCAGCATGATCTGCTGGTCGAGAGTCACCGGCGGGGAGAAGGGCGGCGCGTGCTGCAGAGCCACTGCATTGGTGGTCTTCCGCTTCGCCTTTGCCTTCCGCTTTGGGACTTGGGTAACGTGTTCCTGCGCGTCCATGTTTTTACCTCTGGGTGCTGTTGTAGTGACCGACGTCGAGCGTCGGGAAAGGTTCAGGGAAAGATCCCTGCGTGCGCCAGTTCAGAACCTTGACCTCGGTGCCTTTGTGGGCGGCGTTGGCGGCCTTGACCATAAGCGCGATGGTGGTCAGCGGGTCCTTTCGGGCCTTGTCGCTGGCGAAGTACCCCCGGAGCCGGAAGAACGGGTCATTGATGCCGACGCCAGCCGGGTTTTCCAGCGTCGCGATCATGCGCTCGGCCAAATCCGGGTTACGGTTGGTCAGCACGAAGTAGAAGAACGCGATCAGCCCCGGGTTGACAAGACCCCGCAGCTTGGCCGCGGATTCGGCTGCCCGAGCCATGCCGGGGTTGTCCCGGAAGGCCAGCTCGACGTCGGAGTTTTCGATCCGGTTCTTCGGTGCTCGGTACTCCTCCAGACACTTCCTCTGCCACCGGGTGAGCCACTGCAGAGCCGTCGAAAGCGTTGCCCTGTGGTGGGTAGCGCCCAACAAGGACAGCACGTCGGCGCCGGAGCGGGGCTTGCGCAGGGTATCGATGGTGGCGAAGGCGTCAGGCTCGATGCCACGGACCACGATGGTTTTGATCGGGGTCTTGGCCTCGATGATCGCCCACAGGCGGTGCTGTCCATCGAGGATGTCGTTGCCGGTGGAAATCTTGATGGTGTCACCGTTGAAGCGCCATTTCCCCTCCACGATCTGGCGCGCGATGCGGCGCACATGCTGGTCGTTCAGCGGGCGGTTGCTCGCGTTTGATTCCAGCATGTGCATGGCATCCTCTGGCGTGAGGGTGACAATTTTCGGGATGGTATCAGGCGGTCCACGCATTGACGAACTCCTCCAGCCATGTTTGAGCGGTAAGAACCTTGCGGCTGACGTGCTCCGTCCGCATGGCGTTCTTTTTTACGACAGTCATGACGTCGGTCGGCACCGGCAGGCTGGTGAGAAGGTCGAGCGCCTCACGCAGCTTTCCCCAGACCTCGGCATCGAACTCCCTATTGGCCTGCACCACAGGCCCGAACGTAGGCGTCCGTGCTTTGCGTCCTCCGGGAGGAATACGAGAACGAACCGCTTCAGCCACTGAGCCTATGGCGGCAACCCCGGTCTCGACGGAGGTGATCTCCGGCTCGGTTCCGTGCATGAGAATCGTATAGGCCTCCTGCACAGAGGATCGCTTGGAGCCCTCCCGCTCTGCTGCCTCCCGCATAGAGATTTGCTCTGCTATGGCGAGGCGGGCGGCGCGGAAGGCTCTCTCCCGCGCTTCCTTATGGTTGTTTGCACCCATTACCGCACAGCGCTTTCTTCGCGCTCGCCGCAATTCACGCCCGCCATGGTGCCACGGTACTCTGTCGCGGCAGCCCAGCGCCTGACAGCGTCCTCGATTGCGG